ACCCTACTAGTCCATAATAGTTTCTATTATTGGTGGGATAAGTCGGTCCTTTCACCGCCACAGAGGAAGACGGATTATCATATTTTTAGATTTGAAGCCTCTCAAAAAAATAGAGAAGAATACGTATCCGATAAAGAATACGCCCCGAACCGCACATGAATCATCAGATTACCCTTCGCAAAATTACCTTCGGTGACCAAGTGATGGCCATTGGTTTCTCGATTATAGCTGTCAATAAATACGACCAATATTTGATTCAAGACCGCGTGCTCTTGTTTCCAAGGTGGTTGAGAGCTAGTGATAATATTAGACACGTAGACATCAAACCCATAAAGAATCTTGAGATGATCACTTAGATTTTTCAAAATTCGATCAGCATCCGGCTTGTTGCAATGGCCATATAGAAAATGCATCAGATATTGAAGATAAAGAACGGCTTTCCACGACGGGAATTTTATGATGAGATAGTTCGTAATGGGAGAAGGAATGGGAGAATCCCAGCAGGATGCGATAGGTGGTGGAGTCTCAACGAGTTCGGTTATGAAGGATGCCTCTGCATCATCGGCTGCTTGTTTCAGTTCTGCTGCTTCTTTTTCTTTTGTTCCTTGCAATAAAACATTGTGGATCAATTCATTCACGAATGGAGAGGCGATTTTCGATAGTGTGCTGAGAAATAATCTTCGTTCTCTTCGAAAATTCCACCAATCTACAGGGTTTTTAATTGTTTCAAGAGATGTAAGGGTCAATAGATTATATATATCATAGTCTGCTTTTACCGTCATCATTTTGATTTCAATCCCCTTAAACGATATGGTGTTTGTGCCTACCACGTTTAGAAATAAATTCATAAAAGCATGTTTGTCGGAAACTTTTGAAAATAACTTTGTTTTGATACTATCATCGTTGTAAAAGGTAATACTTCCTTCTTCGTTAAAAGACTCGTCGTTCAACACAAGATAATTAATCGTATATTCTAACTGTCCGTCTTCCTTCTTAATCGCCGTCAAATAATAAGATACCACAACCGTTTTATCAGCACCTGTCGTATTATTAGCACCTGTCGTTTTATCAGCACCTGTCGTATTATCAGCAGCAGCTGTCGTTTTAAATTTGATATGATGACCAAAAATTAAAAAGTCTCGACGGTTTTGTTTGATTAGCTCTTTTTCATAGACTAACATTTCGGTAATGTATGTCCTAATGCAAGTTATGAGCGCCTGGTAAATCACATAGGACAAACATACATTGACAGGATTGTAATTTTCATTTCCTTCTTTATTAAGAAATGGTTCGATTATTTCTTTAGAAGCATTTTGCGTTCTTATTAGATTCCCGTTCGCTGGTTCCAAGACCGAGACTAAATTTTGTTGATCTTTTTTGTCGAGATGATTTGCGATTTCCATGAGTATGTCAACCGGCAAATCATTGAGGACGGTTTGTGGAACGGGACTAGGACTAACTTTATTGTTTGGTTTAAGTTTATTTACAAGCTCCGTTATAAAGTTTAGCGTGCCACCCATTTGTTGTTCACCTGGGTTCAACACATTTGCTTCCGCAAGTATTTTTTGGATGAGCTCTTTTTTAATATGCGGCTCCACTTCCTGGAACAAATTTTCCCCCAATGCCTCAATATCGACGACCTCGACATTCTTTGGCATGGAAGCGAGTTGGTTCAACGAGAGACCTGCCTCCAACAACTCCTTCAACATATCTTGGGACAATAGTATGCTATCATTCATCTTAGTCTGTCTGTCTATATTATCCCGACAAAAAAAAGAAAAAATCAAAGGTGCGAGAGGACGTAGAAGATGGCTTGCGCGATCAACAGTTTGTTCATCAAGTCGATCATGTACACATGACGTGCGCTGCTCTCTTCCCCGATCTCGCCGATCTGTTGCTCGAGCATACTCACGCGACCCGGCATCGTCATCATGTTTCTGGCCAAATCCATCATCTCACGAAACGCCACGTTTGTTGTCGATCCTTGTCCATCTGAATTCAAATACTTGTTAATAATCGGAGTCGCTCGGGGAATCAGACTGAAGGTGGGATCGAGTGCCAAGCAGTTGGCGTTGATCGTCACCACGCTTTTTCCAAGGATCACGTATTGACTGTTGCTCACGAAGGACTGTTTCAACGTGCTCCGCCAGATCGGATCTCGATCCATGATTTGGTTCACGGACATCATCACATCCTTCGAGCTCATGGTGGATAGAGCCTGGATGCTATCGTTCTCAGCCAACAACATTTTGATAAATTTGTACACTGCTTTACCCGATTGCTTATCTTTTTTGATGATTTGCATCTCTTGCAAGGTGACGACGATATCGGTCACATCCGACTTGAGGATCGCGAGTGACAGGCGAACCAGGTCCGACTTCCACGCGTCGGTGCATTCCATCACGGAACCCGTGTCATACCATATGAGCTTCGTGTTGTTGCTCGCCTCTTCTCCAAACGTGATGGCGATGTTGCCCGGATGTGGATCCGAATGAAAGATGTCCGACACCAGCACTTGGTACAAAAAGGCTTCGAGCAGGTGGTTCGCGACCGTGGGCGGGTGGAGTCCGGCGCGCTGGATGGCCGCCACGTCCGTGATCCGCTTCCCGGGCACGTATTCCATGATTATAAAAGCGTCGGTGGCCCGGAAGACTTCGGGCACGAGGTTCCAAGAGGCGACTTCGCCGGTACCGAACGCGCCGGCCAACTTGTCGGCGTTGGTCGCCTCGCGCACGTAATCCAACTCTTTCCAGAAGGACACGCGATACTGTCGAACGACGTCGAGGAAATGCTCGATCCCGTCTGATAAGTGCGACAACCGCCTGAGAAACCTCGCGAAGCCCCATAGGTTGGCGGAGAGCTCGTTCTTGATGTTCGGACGAAGGACCTTGATGGCCACGTCGACGTTCCGCCCATCCGCCTCTCGCCAAACGCCTCGGTACACAATGCCCAGAGAGGCGCCCGCGATGGGCTCGTTTTCCACGTGCACCACGTTCTCGGGAAAGCGGATGGAATCAGAGACGTCGATGAATGGCAACATGGTGGACTTGTCTTGTAGGCGTTCGAGGGCTTTCGAGATCTCGAAAGGAATGTCGCCCTGGGTGGCGACGAGTTGGCCGATTTTCACGTAGACCGGACCGAGCTTTTGCAGCTCCTCGCAAATCCACTCGCCGATCTCGGTATACTGGCGACTGCTCGTGACACTCGTCGTGCTCGCAGTGAGTTGTGCTTTAACGAGTTTCACGATCAAAAAGGCGATGAACCGGAGGAGGTCGCGGTTATTCGACAATGATGGTCTCTTCGTTGCTCGTCCACTTGCGGCGACCGGCAGCGGAGGAGGTGGGCTTATCCTTGCTAGCTGTCGCATCGACGAACCAGTTTCGGACTTTTTCAAAGTCGGTGTTGGCAGTTGCCTTGAGCTCGTCGTGAATGGTTCCGAGTCCGGTGTCGAGCACCTTGCGAAATTTCTCCGATCGCTCCTTGGCCTCGGACCAAATCTGTTGACCGGTCTCTTCAAGAGGTGCGGCTCTCGTCTTGATTTGATGGCGTGCGGTGGCATAGGCGGGCATCGACGACTTGCGTCGTGCCACATGAGAGGATGTTCGTGTAATAGCATTCATTTACTATATAGAAAAGAAATGAATTTTGCTTTTAGATATTTTTATGACATTCATTCGTGGAATATGCAATCTCGAATCACATAAAGAATTCACTCCAGATCAAATCAACACATGTCAAATCTCGAATCTAATTTGATTCAACTCCTCCGTCAGCATCAACAGGAGATTGAATTAGAACATGAACGAAATCTGAGAGCCACGCGAGAGCAATATGACGAACGATTAATCCAGTTTATGAAGGACCTGGATGACGCGAGGATCGAGGCGAGCGCGGCGGACCTCGCTTGTCGGAAGGCCATGGTCGACCTTCGATCGGCCGAGCAAGAAAAACAGGACATGGCCCTCACCCTGTCGTCCCTTCAAGAGGAGCTCGCCGGCTATCGCCGAGTCTCTCAGATCGTCATGTACGAAAAAGAGAACGCTCGCCTCCGCAAAGAGTTGGAGGAACTCAAAAAAACACTCATCGCTCGAAGCGCACCTCCCTCGCCCCCTCCTGTGACCTCTGTCCAAGCTCTTGTGGATCATGTAGAGCCCGTCGAGCCTATGGACCAAGAAGAAGAACTCGAAGTGGTTGAGAAGAAGATCGGAAAGGTGGTCTATTATGTCAGCGAGTCTGATTTGTCGGTCTATCAAAAGATGCCAGATGAATCCGTGGGTAATGTCGTGGGTAAATTGTCCGGGAAAGCGGACCTCAAGAGCACCAAGCCCAACGTGACGTGGCTAGACGTGGTTAGGAGACCATGACGCCGAACTTGAGATTCATGGCTTGATCCAAGGTGTTTTCGGACGTATTGATGGGCTTTGTGCGCTTCAGATGTATTTTTTCTTTGTATCGATTGATCCTCTCCGTATCCACGGGGATATAACGCAATTCGTTGTTGATGTCGGACTCGTTGATCTCTTCGATCTGTTGTGTCAGTGTCATCATGGGTGGAAAGTTGATGTTGATCAATTTGTTGGTTTTTGAGAAACCTCGAAACTCTTCGATGGACAAGTGCCCGCCAAACATCGAGAGGGCCAAGCGGGTGGGCGCCGGCTTGATACGCTCTTCGCACCCGATCTTACGAGCCAGCATGTTGATCAGGTTGTGGCGCTCCCAAATCTCGGTGTTCGAGTCGCGCGAACTGAAGTTGTGCGCCATCGCACACTCGAGGCTGCAAAAGCACCCAAACACGTAGAACTTGTGGTTCACCATCTTCACCGGGATGCCATAGGGCGCGTTGTCGAACCGGTGGCAGCACCAATAGCAGTGGATCGAGGTCGTCTGAGGCCACTCGTCAATCTTGTTTTTTTCTTCAAAGTCCTTCAAGAGCTCGACCACTTTTAGGCCGTCAGACTTGGCATACGTCCCCTGGGCCGGCACTCCGGCGACATGTGCATATTCGTCCGCCTTGTCGGCTTCGAACACCGACGAGTACATCACGTCGTCATTGTTGTAGGGCAAGGGCTCGGACGACCCCGCCGAAGAGAACGGGGGAATCACATTCAGTTTTAAAATCACGTGCTCGTCCTCGATTGGAGGCGCGGCGGCCTTGGCACCAACTTCGTACACCGCCTTCGGCTTTCGGCCTTTCTTAGCCGGTGTCGCAGCAACCGCCTCCACCAATGCGACCTTGGGCTTTCGGCCGCGCTTGGGCTTCTCCTCATTCTCCATGACCCAACATCGCAAATTGTCTTTATGCCCACATAAATATATGGCATAAGAATATATCACGACACGATGCCTTGCGTTGCATCAACATTGAAGAAATATACGGAAAGGAATTCGCCACCCTATCCCGCTGCAGATTGTCCAGACAGCATCAAGAAAGGTAACGACGGGCTCTTATATAAATCCGTCCCAAATGTCAAAGGCATCTATGCTTGGAAGAAGGTGGCCACTGCCGCTACAAGTAGCAGTCCAAAAGCCGTTGCGCCCGCTTCGAAGACAAGTTCTCCTAAAGAAAAAGTCGCGGCACCCGCCGAGTTTCTTACGCAATACAAGAAGGAGTTGAAGGAGCTGGAGAAATCCATGTCAGACATTCAAAAGCAAGGTCATGCGCTCTATTTCAAAATCAAAGAGCATCTCAAGTTGAATAAAGACGAGGAGCCTCGAGAGCCCAATTTAGTGGAACTCAACGATGTCATCACCCATGTTGAAAAGGGCATCGAAAAGCTTCAAGCTCTCCCCAAGCCGTTTCGTGAGAAGGTGACGTTGCGATTCTCCGATGAGAAGACCCGCTTGCCAAAAATTAGGGTTTACGATAGTGAAAAATATCGTGAGGCTCAATATGATGATTTTCTGGAGATCAAACTATTAGAAAAATACAACGGAAAGTTGATCGTTGGCGATTGCTTTTACCCGTCCAATAGTTATCGTGGCAACGGTGTCTTCTTGGTGGGCAGCAAAAACGGCATTCCGACCATAGACGACGCATTTTTGGATGACAGTTCCGGTCGGATCAGCTTGCCGGCGTGGCCGATCGAATTGGGGATCAGGAATGGTCATTCGCAAGATCAATTGATCCACGTGTATGAGAAGTTGCCGCTCAATGTCATCGTCTTGCCGGCGGCGGAACAGATGAAACGTGGATTGAAAATGAAAGCGATCAATAGAGATTTCTACGTGTATGATTGTGACGAGAAGAAAGTGGTGCGTGTCGTCCTCGACGACGATTACAACGGGGTCTTTAACTTCGAGCTTGCGGGCGATATCTCGGACACGTTTTTGTCCAAGCAAAAATTCTGAGCGCGACATCATCTCCGTCCGTACATAAGAGTTTCTCGGCTCATGTTGTTATTGAAATGAATTGCCTTGAAATTAAAACGGTTCAAGCGTCGTCGTTCAAGATATTGGTGGAGGCGCTCAAGGAGCTGCTCACAGACACCTGCATCGAGTTCGATGAGTCCGGGATGAAGATCATTGCGATGGACAATTCGCACATCGTGCTCGTTCATTTGAAGCTAGACGCTCAAAAGTTCGAACACTTTTACTGTCGAGGCAAGCTCAGCATCGGCGTCAACATGTTGAATTTTCACAAGCTGATCAAGACCATCAACAGCAACGACACGCTCACGCTGTTCATGGACGACGCCGACATCAACCACCTGGGCATCAAAATCGAAAATATGGACAAGCACACCAAGACCATCTACAAGTTGAATTTGCTCGATCTGGACAATCCCCAGATCTCGATCGATCCAACCGAGTTCAACTCGGTCATCACGCTGCCGAGCTCCGACTTTCAGAAGATTTGCCGGGACATGAACAATGTCTCAGAGCTCGTCGAGATCAAGAACATCGGTAACCAACTCATCTTTTCGTGCAAGGGCGACTTTTGTTGCCAAGAGACGGTCTTGTCGGACAACGACACCGGTGCCATCACCACCATCTCTAAGAATTCCGACATCATTCAAGGAGTGTTCAAGTTGAAGTATCTCGTCCTCTTCACCAAGTGCACGAACCTGTGCAACACGATCGAAGTCTATCTCAAAAACGATTATCCGATGATTATCAAATACGCGGTCGCATCGCTCGGAGAGATCAAGTTGGCCATCGCTCCGCAAGCATCCGTGTAACCACATTTTTCATGTCTCTCGATACTATATAACTGACAGCATGACTCAACATCTCTATGCAATCTTGATCTTATTGATTGTCTTTGTGATTGGCGAATCCACTTGGCTCTATCTGATGCGTCCGATGTACAAAGAATGGTTGGCGCCCTATAACCGTGGATTGGTCATCCAAAGTACGTGGGCGGCCGTGCTCGCATATGTCGGCCTGCTAGGTGCTTTTTATTTTCTCGTATTACGAAAGATCTCCACGAGTGGAGCCGAGTCGGTCCTTTCGGGCATCGCCTTCGGACTCGCCGTATACGGAACCTACAACTTAACGAACATGGCGACGTTGACCCACTATTCGTGGCAGATGGTGTGCGCAGACACGGCGTGGGGCACTCTATGGTTCGGCTTGCTCGCTGGATTGATGTGGTACATCACTCGCACAAAAAAATGAAGGGGTCGCCGACTACTCGCTAAGATCCTATGTTTTCAGAGTTGGCTTTGTAGAAGATCTCGCCGTAGAATCCCGGCGGAATGTTGAATAATTTAAGATCGACGGACTCTTTCAACCATATCTTTACGATGCAAAAGTGCTTTTTGGGACTCGTCGAAATCCCGTTCACCGACGACCACAACCTCTCTCGGTCCTCACCTTCGACGATCAACGTTTCGCCGAGGAGAGCGACGCACATCTTTTCCCAAAACACGAAAATATCATTTTTTAAAACTTTTATGGAAATACACCCGCCATCTTTGTTATTCGGATCATCCCAACACGGAAACACGTATTCCCGCATCACAAAAAACATACCTAGATGGATTTGACTCTTAAAAGACTCATGCACTTTCCAAAACCCTTCGACCGTCGAAATGTCCTCCACACGAATGTAAGAGCATAGGTTCCAATCGGTGTTCAAAGGATCGTGAAAATACATCGCCCACAAATCATTTAGAAGTGTATCTTCCATTTGTTTCAGTTATAGTTCAACCTTCTCGTCCTCTTTAAATGTCAATGGATCCATGTCGACATAGAAGTCGAGCTTGGAAACTTCGGCCTCGGCCTCTACACATTTGATGTTCAGAGCGAGGCACGCCACGAGGTAAAGTTCGCGAGCCGTAAATTCACCTTTGGCGACGGTGTCCCCGTGCTCGTTCATGAAGGTGGTGAAATCATGGCGGTCCGATCCGATCACCATCATGAAGGGATCGCGATGCTTGACGTCGGTGAGGGGCAGTCGCTCGTAGGAGGGGGGACCGGAGGGCACCTTGAAAGGACCGCGCGTCAGAAAGGATTTGTCGAGGGTCTTGACGTCGTAGATCACGTTCCTTGACTCGTGGACGGTCACGTCGTCGATCACCATGGCATTCATTCGCTTCAAAGGACCCCAAATGAGGTAGGTGATCAAGTTAAGCACATGTTGGAGCGCGGAAATCGTAGACACGTTAGACACTGCCTTTTTATCCAAGTCGTACTCATCGATCGAGATAATGGAACCTTGATACATTTTCTTCATCATGGTCTCGACGGGCTTGCGCACCAAACCTTGCCAAAGCATCAAGAAATCGTAGAACAATTCCATCAAAAACATGATCCACATCATGGTGTCTTGCACGGGTATATTTATGTTTGCTATGTAGTGTGCTTATGTGTTTATATGCAACTGAATCATTTGACTGGTGAAAAATAGAATGGTCACCTATTATTCGTTGAACGATGAGTTCGTCGCGGTCGTGTCGAAGCACGGATCTGATGCAGATATCAAAGTCGGAAATCCAACCCAGCTACAAATGCCATGTGTCCAACTCACCGTTTCGGAGAGCGATATTCATATTGAAAACGTGAGCTTTCATGTGGATTGTTCTATTCATGAAGATTTGAAAAACGGATCAGATGGAACGGTCTATATGGTGAAACTCGCATTGACGTTTGTGAAATACCTATATCCACACGTCACCACCGTAAAACTACAGGATTCGAGCGGCTATGTGGACACGATCACTCGGCAATCCACGAGCCTTCCTGATCGAGATATGTTTCTTTACAAAATGACTTGGTACCAAAGGAAATTTACTGAGTTGAATTTCGAGCCTGATAGATTGCGAGAAAAGAAGGTCTTAGAGAAAGTGTTGAGCGTCGTGAATCGAAAACCTACCAAAGCGGTTTGTAAAGAACTGGGTATCGCAATGGCAGAGACCCTATTTGATTCCATCCAACAAATACACAAAAATCATCAATATGATAAAATACGCGACATATTCCTATATTATGAATTACCGTCGCTCATGAACATGAGCTGGATCGGACACATCACATGCGCAAATCCATTTGAGTTAGTCGCCACCTTCACGAAAATTAGAAAACCAATCGGTTTGAAAGTGCAATGGGGTCGAGGATGGGGTGAGGCGGGAGAGCCGCATTTCCATCGTGTCACGTGGATCAATAATTGATATAAGGATCAGACGCGCATCCTCCTATAATAATGGCTCCATTTCCCACCAAGTCAATTAGCAAAGATCCAAAAGCCTACGTGAATGGATTGAAGACGGTCGAAGACGCCGACAAGATCTTAAAGCGAGCGAAAGACGCGTACTACAACAAGGCGCCCGTGCTCACCGACGACATCTACGACCTCCTCGTCGAATTGATCAAGCATCGATTCGGGTCGAAGTCCAAGGTGGCAGATGCAGTCGGTGCTCCGGTCGCCAAGGGCAACAAGGTGGAGCTGCCCTCGTGGATGGGCTCAATGAATAAGATCAAGGGATCCCCGGATCAGTGGAAGAGCAAGCACGGGTACACAGGTCACTTTGTCATTTCCGACAAGTTGGACGGGGTCTCTGCGCTGCTCGTGGGTGGGCAACGCATGTACAGTCGCGGAGACGGAAAGGTCGGTCAAGACATCTCTGGACTCATCCAACTCGTGAAAGGCATCCCTGCGACCGTCGCACCCGACACCATCGTTCGAGGCGAGCTCATCATCTCCAAGGCTGATTTCAAGAATCACCTGACCGCTCGTGCCGCGAATGGCCGCAACTTGGTCTCTGGCCAGGTGAACGCCAAGAACCCGGATGCGGAGGTGGTCAAGTACATACGATTCGTGGCCTATGCGGTGATCAAGCCCGAGAAACTGTCGCCCTCGGAGCAGTTTGCGTTGCTATCGAAGACCGGCTTCCAAGTGGTGAGTCACACCCGGGTTTCCGAAACGGGTTTGACGTTCGACCACCTTTCCAAGGTGTTGATGGACCGACGTGGCGCATGCCCTTACGAGATGGACGGATTGATCGTGGCACATGACGCCTGGCACAAGATAGAGACCGACAAGAACCCGGAGGACGCCTTCGCGTTCAAGACCTTGGCCATGACCGACAAGGCCGAGGTCATCGTGTCCGAGGTCGAGTGGAACACCTCGAAGGACGGACTCTTGAAGCCCACCGTGATATTCGAGCCCGTCTATCTCTCGGGCGTCACCATTCGCAAGGCGACGGGCCACAACGCCGACTTTGTGAAGACACACGTCATCGGACCGGGCTCGAAGCTCCTAATCACGAGATCCGGCGACGTGATTCCCATGATCTTGGAAGCCATCTCGCCGGCCGCGTCCGGGACTCCGCAGATGCCGTCGGGCCATTGGACGTGGAAAGGCAAGGACGCACTGGCCGGACACGACACGGAGGAACAACATCTCCGGCAACTCACTTACTTCTTCGAATGTCTAAATATCAAAGGCATCGGCCCTGGCACGGTCGCCAAGATCTACGAGGCCGGGCACAAGACGATTCCCAAGGTGTTGGGCTTGACGGCTGCGGAGGTCGCTTCCGTGCTGGGACTCCAAAACCGAGGCGAGGCCATCGTGGCGGACCTGAAGAGCTCAGTGAGCGCTGCCCCTTGCAACCTCTTGATGAAGGCGTCGAACTGTTTCGGTCCGGGGATCGGTGAACGAAAGTTGGCGGAGATTGCCAAGTCGATCCCGTCCATCGTCAACGTGAACACGCCCCCGCCCGGCATGGACGAGTTGCTCTCGGTTCCTGGCGTTTCTGAAATCACGGCCACGAAGTTCTTGGAAGGTTATGCTAAATTTCGTAAATTCGTTGCGACCACAGGTCTCACGATCTCTCAATGTCAAGGAGACGAGAGTCACGAAAAAAAGAAAAAGACAGCCGCTGCTGCCACAGCTGCCGTCCCGCAGGAGTTCGCAGGCCAAAAGATTGTCTTTACCGGATTCCGAAACAAGAAGCTCGAGGAGCACATCGTGAGTGCGGGTGGAGAGATCGGATCTTCCGTGAGCAAAACCACGACCCTAGTGGTGGCCAAAGACGTGAATGAAACGAGCTCCAAGCTCGATAAAGCCAGGACGTTGAACGTGCCCATCGTCCAGCTGGACGACTTTATCGCACGGCATAAGATCACAGTGGCTTGATCACGTCCATCCTAGATTTGATGTACTTGAGATCGTGCGCCATCTTACCGATCAAGTCCAAGGAATAAAACATGAACGACGACAACATCGCGATCAAAATCATGTAAAACCAAGACATGCTTTATCTTTATCTAAACTCGTTTTTTTTGTGCACCCCGTGACCGATCAGCTGATCTGGTAAATCGGGCTTCGCACGCCGTAGTTGCCCATGCCGACGTAGCCCAGCCAAGACGTCTTGTTCGGGCCGGCCGCATACATGGTCTGAATGTCGGACTGCACGAGCGCGTAATTGTAGAAGGCAGCTTTGGCGATGTAGCCGGGCGTGTAGTTTACGTTGTCCCCGATCAACAGATCGCCTCCCGTTCCGTTGACGATCGGTGTGGGTCCGGGAATGTTCGCGGCAATGTCGCCCAATGTGGCGACGGAGTACAAGTCTCCGTCCAGATACACGTTGAGGGACGTCTGTTGCAGGGTCATGGTCATGAACACCCACCTTTGCAGGGGCACGTAGGCCACTTTGGCGACCATCCATCCCGAGTTGAAGGTGCCGTTGGCCGCTTGACTGACCACTTGAGACGGGGTCATGGCGGTCTTGACGGCGCTCGTGTTGACGGCGAAGTACATCGCGTTGGTGCTGGCGTCGAGGAAGATGAGCGGGCTGGTGTTGGAGGTGACGGTGAGCGTGCTCCCGCTGTAGGTGTTTCCGTTGCCTCTCGTGAGGATCATCTTGGGTCCGGCGGTGGCCGAGTACGCGGATCCCAGGAAGATCCAGAACGAATAAGAAAACTCTTGACCGTTGGACACGAGCGACATGTTGTTGGCGGGGACGCGAAAGGGCACCGTCTGCCGATTGTTCAATTCGATGAGGTCGGTCGGCACGTTTTTCTGTAGACTCACGTGTTGCAACTTGGTCTTCTTCACTTGATCCACAATATACAAGATCAACACGATGAGAATCAACATGGCGACGATGATCAACGAGACGATGCCCACGTTTTTGGCAGTAAAAAGATCTTTAGTGACTTCCCTTGGTGCCTCGGTTTGCTGAGAAATAGATCCACCCATTTTACACTCAAACAATATAATAATGTGACAACCGAGCCATCGAATTTGACATTCGGTTTGATATAAAAAATCGACCGCTAGATATTTGGCACGTGTGCACTAAAAGATGATGTATTCAAAGAGCGGAATTATGCGCAGATCTGAGATGATATACCCAGATCGAGTTACTTGTGCGTACGAGGCCATGTTTTATGAAGCATCTAATATCGTGTATGCAACGATCTCACAAAATACATATAAATACTTTCATGCGACAGCACATGCGCGTATGGTCGTCTATGGCGATATCGCATTTATATTAGAAGCGGACGTATACTACCATTCAGATCCAGCATCTGAATACATCAATCCTGGATTCGTATCTACAGATCATGTAAAAGAATTACCATCAAATTGGCTAGAACCGTTTAGACCTGCAGGTGTGACAACCCTGTATAACCAGGATCGGAGTCCAGAAGCCTATATTCTTACCCAACGAATTTTCCATAATCTTTACAAAAATCTGGATGAAACGTTGGACTTGCCAAATGACATCATCGGGATTATAAAAGACATAGACTTGAAAAACTCGGGTCTTGTATACGTCAAAGATCCTGGAAATCCGAACGTTTGGCCGTTCAAAGTCCAACATATTCATGGGCTTACTAAACGCCCTCAGTACCGTGTCGTAGCTCAATCTCACCTTGTTGATCATGATCGTGAACATGCTGATCATGAACAAGCTTGGGTTGATTTACCTGACATCATGAATGATCCTATATACGAAGAAGACATGGATGTCGATGAGTTTTGATGCTTTTTGTTTGTCCTTGTTTTTGTCGCTTCTACTTCTACTTTTGCTTTTCATTTTTGGCCAAGTTAAACAGATATGCTTGAACCGCGCCTCCGAGCGGCGACGCCTCCACCTTGGAGCGGCTTCGCACTCTGCTTCGATGCAGTTCCGCGATCGACACCACGTTCTCATAGGTCAGGTCCGGGAGGGCCATGTGCTTCTTGGCCAAATTATAGTGTTGTGCGGACCGCGACGTGACCTGGGTGTACTTGATTTGCGCCGCGTCGACTGTGCCTCGTGGTGGGGGCGATGCACAGTCTCTCAAGCACAGGCGAATCGCAAAGCAACTCATGAGGTCTCCGTAGCCGTCCGGCAACAATGACATGTCCTTGAACGTGCGACACACGAACGGCAGATGCTTCAGGACGTCCTCGCGACCACAATACGCGATCCAGTTATCGTACATCAAGTAGCTGATCAATGTCGGGTCCGAGCTCAACGCCACTTCCAGATCCTCGAGCCCCGCCTCCTTCTTTTCGAAGATGGCATGCACGAGCTCGTAAATGTTCTTGTCCGCATACTTCTCCTCTTTTCGAGTGGATAGCCGGACGACGTTCTTACACAGTTTTTTCAAATCGGTCACCCGTCTCTCTTCGCAAGACGAACATGAAGCGACAACATAGTAACCTTTTATAGGTGCCTCGGAAAACAACGTTTGAAGGTACGCGTTCGCAAATCGATCCTGGGTCAATATAATGTCAACGTCGTCAAATACCAACACCTTCCTAGACATGGTGGGTCGCACGAGCTTGGACATGATCCCGATCTTTTGAACGCTCAAAAAATTATCGACATTCTCTTTGAGTTGTTGATGCGTTTCCGCGGCTTCGGCATGGACGTAGTGAACGTCCAAGAGAACGGCCGAATCCACCGCCAACAGGTCTCGAATGATGGTGGTCTTTCCCGATCCATTTGGACCTAAAATCAACACCGTTTGAGCTTCGATCAAATTCATGGATTCTATGTATCTAGTTCTTCACCTTTGTCTTACATAGAGACCGAATCCAAGTTTCCACACTGCGCCTTGAGGTCTGACCACGAGACCTGCGAGAAACTCTGGAGATTTGCGGCATTCGTGCATATCTGAGACATCGTTTGCGGTAGATAACCGCCGTCGCACGTCGAGCTCGACACCCCGAGAGCCGTCACATCGATCGGCCCCACGGCCGGCCCCGAGGAGGACTGCGTGAACGTGTAGTGGTATCGCCCATTGGGCGTATCATAGCTACTCTGACAGGCGATGTCGTCTGTGGTGGCGGTCTTTACGAAGTAATCGGGGCAACTGTCGATTTGGGCAGGCTTGTCAGAATCCAAAGCCTTTAGGGCGTCCAATTGCGCCTGCATCGAACTCACTTTCCACAGCGTGAACATGATGATCGCGATGAGGCCAGTTTCAATCACGAAAACGATCGTGGTATAACTAAATTCCTCCGTGTTCAAAAATAGCAACAGGAGAATTGCAACGGCAAGAAATTTGGCGACAATGCAAAAGATCAATGTGTTGATATACGTGGATGATGTAGATACCATTCTACACTGGTGTCAGAAAAAATGAATGCTTCCCGTCTTCAAAATCGCTTGAGCTCGAGAAACTTGCTTCCGGTGACGCTGGTGCTCTCCCCGTATTTCATAGGCGCCGGCTGCCTCGAGAGTTCGTTGAGATACGTGTCGTGCATCTCCATCTCGTTCAAGATCCGGGGCACGCAATAGCGCAGCACCGTCTCGTTCAATCGGCGGACCTGGCCTTTGTAGTCGTACGGCTGGTGCAGGGCGTCTTGGAGGTAGACTGCTCTCATCACCTGCAGGAGTTCCTCCATGCTCTGGTCCCCGATGCGACGTTTTCCGCAAGAGTGATTCAAGACCATGTTTTTGAGGCCGAGTTGGACCAAGCCGATGTTCTCCCGGCTGAAGAAGAGGTCGGCGACCGGATCCGCGGCGACATTTCCTTTCACGGCATCGGACGTGTAATCAAACAAGCGATTGGACTCGCCTCGAGACACGAAATCGCTATAGATCTGTTGGTTCAGATCGACGCGACCATTAGAGGGTGGAGGTGGAAACATGTCTTCTTTAGTATATCGATTATTTCTTTTTGACTTTTGTCTTTTTCGTATCAACGCTGGCGTTTTTTTAACTACGAATATACAAATGACGATGAACTTGATACCTCTTGTAAAAGGTGCAGGATTTGAGGGCGCAGACGACGTCGCCCTCGCAAAACTAGACATGTGTTGCAGCGTGATCGTGTGCAATTTAATCCGTAACGTGATGTTGGTGGTCCAACTCATGGACTGCAAAAAAGTCCAAAAGAAACATTTCGAAAAAGTGGCCAAGATCATCGACGCCATCAACGGAAAGCCGGTGGGCGCGCAACTCGGAGGCTTGGTCCTTCCGTCGGAATATTTTGGACACGACTCTGGCGCCTATTTCGCCAACGTGGAATCGCACGACGTCTCCTACTCCTCCGACGTGGCCAGGGAGCCCCTCTGGTATCAACAAGTGGGCGCTGGACCTGCCACTGCTGCCATCACGCTAGAGGACGTGAAGAAGCTGGTGGCCTCGTGCAATCACGCCAAGATCCCAATGGCCAAGGATGCACTCGAGCTGATCCGCGACAGCCTGGTGTCCAATCTCTCTAAACTCTTGAAGAAAGCCTACGATAAGAAGGCCTCGAAGGCCAAGGTCCCCAAGAAGAAGACCCTCGATGCCAAGTTGTTGTTCTCGATTCTCGACAAAGACCCAATGTGTCGGCACATGTCTTCGGTTTGGATGTCATCGAGGATATAAAAAAATGACAATCTGATATATAGGGTGGGGGTATTCAACCATGGAGCTATCCTACGACCTACTTGAACGTATCGCATCGTTCGGCGCCGACACGATGCCTACGATGAACCGTTGCATCCGCGACCGGCTCTCATATCACAAGAAAGAGTCCGTTCGAAAGACGAATGGGCGATTTATGTTGCAATACATTCGTCGCAATAGCTATCGAGCGGATGCCAGGTTGTTCTTGTTCGGCGAGTGTGGTGTCGCGATGGTGAGCATCAAGGGCGGAAAGCTCTCGGTGAGGCTGAATGGGCGCCGAGTGGCCCGCGTTCCCGTGGCTTCCACGGAATCGCCTAGGTTCAAGCTGAGCGAGCACATGAGCTTGGAAGACATCGACCATCTGAGTGAGATCTTGGCTACGCTCATCGAAATAGAATCGGAAGACATGGAGTGCGAAGACATGTTGATGGGGATCTGGGCGGGGTATCTAGCGTTCGGCGAACTTTGATATAAACACATAAAACGCGTTAAACAAAAAGCGGGAAAACGATTGTTTTTTCGTTGTCCGCCAAGATACAGCAGCTAGCCATGGAAAAGGCCCTCATCGCAATCGAGTACTCGCCCCCATGGACCCACATCATCAATTTAGAATGGCTGATGCTCGGGATGAATTGCGATTGGACGGTCTTCATGCTGTGTCTCCAGATGTTGCTCGGGGCGGCCTCGTTCGAGGAGAACCGGCTCTCGGGCATCTATACCTCAGATCAGATCGAATGGGCGATTGTCCTCATGAATAAAAAAATCAAACTTTAAACAACGTGCCAAGTGCCGCGCTATGCTGCAATCGCATCGCTATTGCTCGCTTCCCCACTGCCACCGCTCTTTTTTCCTTTCTTGACGAACGCGTCCAAGTCCGTCAACCACAAATCCTCCGGGGTCTTCTTGGCGAGCGCGTCCGACTCGCCCTTGGTTTGTTTGACTTCTTGCTCGAGCTCGTCCACCTTGTCTTTCGTGAAATGGTAGATGGGGATGCGCGTCAAATAGTCGTATTTCCCCTCGTGGAGGTCGTAAGGCTTCGGCTTGGCATGGCCGAGGTAGTGAAGCAACTCCTTCAGACTGAGATCATGCACTTTCAACTCTTCCGAAACCACGGCCTTGATGAATCGCCGCTTGTTCTCAAGGTAGTCGATGTGACTTTGAAGATTCTCGAGGAGGCGCGCTTTTCGTCGCCGGTAGTAGTCGAGTCGAACCGCGTAAAAGTCTTCGAGGATGGCTTCGGGAGAGTCGTATTTGGTGATCTGTCCCTTGGAATTGAATGCATACATGTTGCTGGTGGTCAATCCTTTGGGGCTGGCGAGCTTGAAGACGGACTCCAGCTTGGTGTGTCCGGATTTATCGTCCAACTCTAGGTAGGCGTTGCGCGCGGCCAAGGTCGCGAAGGTGAGCACGATCTTGATGTCGTCTGAGGAGAGGTTCTCGAATTTCTTAAAGTCGGGCCGCTCGTCGAGCAACTTTTCGAGATCCTCTTTGTAATCGAAGGTCCACGTGCCGACAGGGAGCTCGGTGATCGTGATGACGGGATTCTTGGGATCCACGTGCCACTTGCCCACACTCACGAACTTTCCGGGGGCGGTCTCTCGGATGGATCCCTGGAAGCCTCGGAACCACGGCTTGAGACCCGCTCCCATGACCTTAGACCCGGACAGTCGAGCTCGGATCCAACCGATCAGGTCGTCTGGGTTGTAGCAAGGAATGCTCGTGCTGAAGCCGGTGCCGATGCCTAGGGCACCGTTGACCAAGATGAGGGGCAAGATGGGGACGTAATGCAGCGGCTCCACCGGGATCCCGTCGTCGTCCAAGTAGTCCAGGAGATCGGCGTCCTTGGGGTTGAAGAGGAGGGGCGTGACAGGCGACAGGAGCGTGTGAATGTACCTCGGCTGACTGGCGTCCTTCCCTCCGTGCGATCGGGATCCGAACTGTCCGATGGGCTCGAGGAGGTTCAAGTTGTTGGACCCGACAAAGTCCTGGGCGAGGCCGACGATGGCCGCTTGCAGGCTGGCTTCCCCGTGATGGTAGCCGCTGACCTCGCTCACGTAGCCGGCGAGCTGGGCCACGCGGATCTCGTCACCCGTGAGGTTTCGCTTGAAGCACGAGAACATGATCTTGCGTTGACTGATCTTCAGACCGTCGCACACGTTGGGAATGGACCTCTCGAGATCATAATTCGAGAAGTGAATGAGTTCCTTATTCACGAAATCTTCGTACTTGACTTCCTTTTCCTTATAATCCAAGATGAGCTTGCGATCATATTGTCCTAACCAGGTTTTGCGGTCGTCGGCTTTTTTCTTGTTGAAGGCCAGGTCGAAGGATTCCTCGGACTTGGGCCCACTGAACTTATAGGTGACCGCGTGCATATCCTTGAAGTACTCCTTCGCCTCGGCGTTGGTGGAGGTTCCGAGTCCCTTGTAGTACTTGATCTTCCATCCGCCGGTCGCTTCGTGCTTCTTCTTCCACGCATCGTAATCGGGCAGATTGTAGAACGACACCACTTGCGTGCCCTTCTTCGCCTTCACGATGGGAGTGAGCATGGAGGTCATGAACGACTGCTTCACAAGTGAGGGCCACATGCTATGAAAGAGGTTGAAGAGGAGCCCCTTGATGTGGGATCCGTCGGCATCCGCGTCGGTCATGAGCATGATCTTTCCGTATCGGAGATCGCCGATACTAGTAGCGTAGCTCTTTCCCGTCTCGAGCCCCAAGATCTTTTTCAAGTGGGTGATCTCGTCGTTGTCCGAGATCTTTTTGACGGTGGCGTCCAACACGTTCATGATCTTGCCCTTGAGCGGAAACACCCCGAACTTTTCGCGCCCGACCTCCACGAGCCCGGCGAGGGCCATGGTCGCAGCGGAGTCTCCCTCGGTCAAGATCAACGTGCACTGAGAGGATTTGGTCGTACCGGCCCAAGAGGCATCCTCGAGCTTCGGAATGCCTCGGATGGTCGAGCTCTTTTTGCCGTCGGTCTTCTTGTTGGCCTTCTCGTCCGCGACGGCGGAGAGACTGATGATCTTGTCTTCCAGGCCGGATTTGAAGAGCTTGGCCACGAACGCGTCGCTCACCTCGGCCTTCGAGCCGAACTTGGTCTGAGGAGTGGTCAGCGTCTCTTTGCTCTGGCTGTCGAACGTGGGGTTGACGATGGTCGTCTTGAGGAAGAGAATCATATTGTCCTTGATCATCTGAGGCCGGATCGTGAGTTGCTTGTGCTTTTTCGCCACGAGCTCGGTGACCTTTTTGACGATCTGGTTCATGACGTAGTCCACGTGCTTCCCGCCTTTCAGCGTGAGGAGGCCGTTGACAAAGGAGATCTGCTCGAATCCGCCAAAGTCGTTGTAGCTCGCGCAGATCTCCCATCGCTCGTTGATCTTCTCGTAGACCCGGGTGTGCTCCGACTTGGAGCCGATGTAGAGGTCCACGTAGGCTTGGAAAGAGTGGATGGGGAGCTTGAGGTCGTTGAACCAGATCGCGACGTCCTTGTCGGTGACGGCGCACGCGTCGTAGACTCGCTTCCTCATGACCTCGAACATGTCCGCGCTCAACCCGTTGGGGAGGCCGAACCTCTTGTAGTCGGGGAGAAATCGGATCTCCGTGTAGGCTTTCTTGGCGGCGGACTTCTTCACGCTCGGCTTCTTGATCGTCTTCATGTTGTCCTCGAAGCGCTGCTTGTAGATCAGATTGCGACCGAGGTCGATCGTCTCGATCTCGAACCAGTTGGAGAAGATGTTGCACGCCTTGCAGCCGATGCCGTTGGTCCCCTGCACCGTCCGCTCCTCGGTCTCGTCGTAGTTGGTCGAGGTGAGCAGGTTGCCGAAGATGAGCTCGGGAATGTAGATCTTGTGCTCCGGGTGCTCGACGATCTCGATGCCTTCGCCGTCGTTCCAGACAGAGATGATGCCGGTCTCGCGATCGATCGACACCTTGATCGCTTTCACGGGTCGCTCGGTACCCTTCTGACGGATGTAGTGATCGATCGCGTTGGCGACGATCTCGTCGAAGATCTTGAAGAGTCCTGGAATGTACTCGATCTTCTTCTTCTCCATCGCAGAACCTTCCTGGTTCACCAACCAGACGTCCGAGGTGTCTTTCTCGATCGATCCGATGTACATGCCGTGCTTCTGGAGCACGTGCTCTCGGTGTTCCATCTTTCGGTACTTGTTGGCAATCATGGTGACTGACGTTATTAACTTAGAGAAGGCATGTCTTTATAAACAAATCATTTTTTGTCGCCCTCCGTTGTATAGGCTCCCTCCGTTGGTCGAAATGAACAGATAGAGCTTGGGGAGCTCGGATGCGTGGACGGGAATCGGAAGCTCTTGAACCTTGGAATATAGAAACCGAGGTCTGTCATCGACCTCCGGGTCACGTCCCCGTAGAAACCTATTTTGTCGACCTCGAGCTGCACGACCACAGTCTCGGGCTTCTTCTCGCGCTCCGTCTCTGGCTCCTGCTCCTCTTCTAATTTTCTGTGAGTTTTGAGATGCTTGTACATGTACATGATGTATGTGTTCGATTCTTGTGATCTCTACCGAGGTTAGCTTTATGCACCCCTCAACTCTCGATGGGCGCGATGCAACAAAGGCCAGTCTTCCATCTTCGGGGGATCCGCGAACACCGAGTCCCAAGCGGCCCTCATCTGTCTGGCGCTCCGTTCGTAGGACATCGACCCAGACGAGGTGCAACACGGGACGCACACGACCGATGAGATGATGTCGGCGTTGTTGGTATTGGGGCTCGTGATGATCTTGTTGTACCACAGGATCTCGACCAAGAGCGATCGAAACGCGAGGTACGCGTTCAGACTTTCGGACACGTCCTCCGGAACTCTCATGGTCGGCATGTGAGCCACCCATCGGTAAGTCGGATGATGCGTTCTCATGAGGAGAGTCGTTCCAACCGGTTGCTCGCCACAGTACCTCGACCGAATCATCGATTGGACACGCTCGTGAAAGTAAGATTGGTTCGGCTCGTAGTAGGTCATCATCGCGTTCACAGTCCCGTCGATGCCTCCATCCATGCGACCGTAGGAGTTGGCAGTTGTCGCGATGCAATCTGCCTTGATCTTGTCGATCGGTTCTCGATGCAAGGCGACATGAGGGACGTCCCTGAACGCTCTCGAAAAGGCATCGTATGCGTTAGGCGATACCAGTGAAAACTCGATGCGAAACGTGTCAGACATTTATTTTACACAACCGTGGTTATTCCTTGATGGGAATCGAACGACTCACAACTTCCGCTCGAGTTTCTCCATGCCAAGAGCTCCATCGCGCAACATCGCCAATGAATTAACGCTGCAATCAACACCATCATGTGCATGATCTGATGACTATTGAAGGCTAGGTCAAACCGCCCAGGAAAATATCGTTTCCGGAATTCTTGCCGCGTAGATTGCGCCCCCACCGAGGTAAAAAAACCCGTGTACGATATCCCACGCCATGGCAGAGCGGACCAGTGGCACCGAGTAATGATGGATGAAGATGTGACTGATGGGGAAAATGCTGAAGAGTCCGAGCCCTGAGAAGAGGCAGTACCGGAAGGTCCGCCACTCGATCTGTTGAAAGACGTCCAAAAGCGAGACCGCGATCACGGCGACGCCCAATATGGTCACGGAAATCAGGTAGAACGATCGGGCGAATGGCTGGCAGAGGGTTTAATAAATTAGTAGTTAATAATAAACCCTAATATAACTATTGGGATGAGAAACAAATCGTCCATTGCAAGAAAACCATGCGAGATCACACTCATTTTGAAAAGTATCAAAGTTTTGAAGAAGAATCATCGTGGATGATGGGTGGCGGCTCAAAATCAAACAAAATGAAATAGGACCATGAAAAATCGATTCGTCATATAAATGTGTGAAAATAGGCTAGGCAAGGTTGACATGCTTCCGATCACGTTGGGCATGGTCGATTATTTCGAGAACCGCGGCTTGTGTTGGGACGTCATCCAGCTGATCGGAAAGAGCGTGAACAAACATGGGATCATGCTTGAACTGAAGTTGAGCGCATTGGAACTGAACCTAATGGATTACGGAGATGTCGGCGAGGTGGAAAAAATCATGGGCGCTCGATCGGTCACTTGGGTTGATGCGGAGGATGGCTTCACGTGTTGCGGCACCCTCTATCACGAATGCGCCGGGCGCGTCACCTTCCTCACCCATATGAGCGATTGGTGCACGAATCGCATCATCTATGCGACGGTCTTGGGACAGATCGATCGCGTCGATCGAACCGTCGAGATACGTCGCAGCTATCACCGAGGCATCGACCCGATGAACGCAGTGCGCGCTCTGAAAAAACAAAGGGTGATTGATGACTCGTATACGGTGCTGCCCCGCCGCACCCAAAGGAAATGGACCTCGTCGGAGCATAAGACGATCATGTATGTGATGGAGGACAAGTTCGATCCGATACCACCACTTATTGACGATGACGAGGACGAGTGGATTTTATAAGTATTTTTTTCTTTAGAACTCCGGTTTTCCCTTGCGAATGAATTTAAGTGCTTCGTCCGATCCGTTCAAATCAGACAACGTGAAATAAGACACGATGAAGGCGACGACGAAGGCCGCCACGAAGGATCGAGCGATGACTTGGCTCGTGTCGTCTCTGTCTTCCCCCGGCAGATTCCACCAAACCAAGATCGCGACCAGGCATGCGACAATCAAGGCCCATACGAATTCTTGTTTGAACATTTACACTTCCAAATCATTTTATTTGTTGAATCTCTTCCGCTTCGGACTGAACAGGAACGGATTCAGATAGCCGCTGTAGGCTTCCGACGCGGTCTTCTTAAATTCGGGCTTGGTCTTTATTTTCTTGATTTCCTCATGGGGTTTGTCTTCGGACCATGCCAATTCGCTCTCCTCCGCCTCTGGATCATCCTCTTCCTCTCGCTCTCGCTCCGAGGCTTCGCTGGGCGGCTTGGATCTCGTCGGAACCAAATAGACGGGGATGGGTTGGGGCTGGGGTTGGGGTGGAGGCAATTCGGGCTTAGCAGGCTCCGGTTCTGGTTCTGGTTCTGGTTCCCGGGGAGACTCGACGAGAGCGGGATCGGAGACTTTTTCCAGGTGTCGGAGCGTGTGCTTAATCTCGCTTTTGATGATTTTTTCAATAATCATCAAGCGCTCTTGATACTCCGACGGGTTGACGCGGTGATAGAACAAGAATGACTTGGTGTAAATCTCACGAGCCACGTTCAAAATGGATTCATATACGTAATCGTCCATACGGACCCGGAGTGGGGACGCGAGCTCTTGGACGAGGGGCGTCAACTCGTCGATGTGAAAGGAAGCTGCCACCTCCTTCTTTTTCGAGTCCGACCAACGAGAGATCGACTCAAGTTTATCTTGAAAATTTCGCAGAATAAATTTATTTTTGGGACACTCGTCATAGAGACGAGCGAGTAGATCTAAATAGTCACGTTTGGTCAGCGCAATGACTTCATGTTGAGCAGACATATTTCTTTCGGGCGAGGAAAAAATAAATAGAATATCACCACGCATCTGGATAGGCAAAACGTCGTAAATAATTATAGCGCCTAAAACAAGACATGTCACTCAATTTAAAAAGGTTCGACATCACTTCAATTCCCGACGACTCCGTCATTGTGTTTTTAGGCAAGCGAAGGACCGGCAAGTCGTTCCTCGTCAAAGATCTGTTGTATTATCACAGGGACATTCCCATCGGCACCATCATTTCGGCGACGGAGCGGGCGAACAAGTTCTACAGCGACATCGCACCGTCCATGTTCATCCACGACGAGTACACGTCCCCACTGATTAGCACCGTCTGCAAACGGCAACAGATCATCAAGAAGAAGATCGACAAGGAGATCGACCGAACCGGAAGAAGCCAGATCGACGCGAGGACCTTGTTGATCATGGACGACTGCTTGTATGATAATAGTTGGGTCTATGACAAAAATATCATGCAATTATTTCTGAATGGCAGGCACTGGGGCGTCCTCTTCATGATCACGATGCAACACCCGCTCGGGATTCCTCCGTGCTTGCGAACCAACATCGATTACGTGTTCATTCTCAGAGACAACAACATCAAGAACCGAAAAAAGATCTACGAGAACTACGCGTCGATGTTTCATTCGTTCGAGATGTTTTGCACCGTGATGGACCAGTGCACGGAAAACTTCGAATGCCTGGTGATTCAAATCAACTCCGATTCCAATCGGTTGCAGGATCAAGTGTTTTGGTACAAGGCTTCAAAACACGAAAATTTCAAGATCGGAGCGAAGGAATTCTGGGACGCTCATCGCTTGGCCGCCGCCTCGAAAGCGGACGATGACGATGATGACGAGTTGTTTGACGCATCGGATTATGTGAAGAAAAACAAAGTGAACCTATCGGTGAAAAAGAAACTTTCGAAATGAGTGGACAACTTGACATAAAAGGAAGGGAGTTTAGCAAAGCAACACAACACAACACAACACAACAAACATACGCCCATGAATGTGCAAGGCGGGGTGGAAAAAACATCGGGAACCTCGATTGATCTCAATCACTTGCTCGTGCGGTTGGACGTGCCGGCATCACAACCGATCGCCGGGCTCTATCGAAAACTCAAAAAGTCCGTCGAGATTTTGTCCAACCTAGGATCCTATGACCCCGTCAACGTGATCGCTTTGAAATCGGTGCTCATTCGCTTGCGCCAGAATCGCGTGCTCGCGATCAAAACGGCTCAGATCTTTCAATCCGAATTGGATGGGTTGTTGGACGACTTTGCGTGGTATCGTTTTGGAACCACCATCGAGTTGATCCGTCTGGACGGTCTTCATTGGCGAAGGCATGTGGCACGTGAGGACGTGTACGTGAGCTTCGTCTTGTCCAAGTCTACAAATCAGAGTATATTCAACCGGGAGTTCGATCGCGTCATATCCGTGATCGAACGCTCGAATCATTCAGACTGCATGGTGTGGCTCGTGCGGTTAGCCGGGCGTCTCTTGGACCGATGCGCCTCTACTGACCAGAGGCAAGCCACGTTGCTCATTGCGGTCCATCGATATCACGAGGTGCATTATCTCGTTCGCGATGCCCGCATCCTCGAGGAGAGTCCTGACATTCCTTTGGACGCGTGCATGGACCAAATCAGCTTGTTCATGCCAATTCCCAGCGCGGACGTCGTGATTCAAGTGTCGCATGCAAACCTGTTGCAAACCTCGATTTCCGCAGTCATGATGTACGATCCCGAGGAATGGTTCGCCTGCGAGATCATGGACGTGATTTATGAAGAGGACATGGGGTCGGGCGTCGGTGTCGCGTTCGACTGGCTCTGCTCTGTGGCCGACGAGCTATTCCATCACAGCCAGTATTTCGAGCCGCTGGCGGAGGCGCCCTCCATCGTCCATCCCAAACACTTTTGGAATGAAAACCTGTCTAGCACGGTCTACGAGTTTGCTGGTCGAATCTTGGGTCTCGCTCTGAAAATGAACGTTCCCATCGGCGTCCACCTCTCGTCCGCGTGCATTCACATGATGACTCGACGACCCGTGACGCTCGAGACGTTTAAGCAATTAGATCCTGTGGCTCATTCGAGTCTCACCCAACTGATGAACATGAGTGAAGTGGAGTTTCAAAGCATCGGGCTCGATCAGGGGTTCGTGTCCTATCGTGATTCGGTCGAGTTGTTTCCTGGTGGGCGAACCTTGCCGGTCACCTACGCGTCGAGAGGTGCATATATCGATTTGAACATGAAGTGTATCCAATATGGCACGTTTCAGGCCTGCCGAGCCCTCCGGAAGGGGCTTCTCGACGTGTTGCACAACAACAACAACATGGAGGCGATCGATCATGCGTTGTCGAGGATGACCCCCGCTGACTTGAACGCCATGATCGGGGGCCGGGGATTGGGGTGCGATCTGGCCGTGGAGCCTTGGAAAGAGAGCACGAGTGTGTTGTACGTGGGCTACGGGGGGGCGAGCGCGCTCGGCGACATCAAGGAGGCCTTCTTCAACATGGTTCGAGACATGACGGATCAACAACGTTTGCACCTCCTCCGATTTTGGACGGGATTGCGATGTTTGCCCAGCGACGGATTCGATGGATTCGAAGGTCGTCTTCGCCTCGTGGTCCACTATAACACGCCTGTCTCGCGGCTGCCCACGTCCCAGACGTGCATGGTGACCATCAATATGCCGGCGTACGAGGACGCGGAGACGATGCGACGACGTTTCGAACTCGCGATCATGGACGCCACGATGGACAACGATTAGCACATAAAGAGGGCGAGCGTTTCATATTCAAAATGACGTTGACTTCCGTGCAAGAGTGTGACTATTTGGATCAGGATCCAGAGCTTCGAGGTCAAAAGTTTTGTTGTATGTCGTTCATTTCCCCGGAGGATGTCATCAAGAAGAAGGAGGTTCACTTCTTCAACACCTTCATTCGCGCCTTCGGTGCCGATCTGTCCACGATGTTCGATCAGATCATCGAGAAGATTCCCGGGGAGAAGGATACGATCGAGGCTTTGAAGACCCGATACGATTACCTGTTCGACGAGAACGCGTTGGGCGAAGAGTACCGACTGTATCTCGAGGTGAAGGGGAGCGAGCTCGAAGCCGACTATCTCAAGGCCAACGACTTCCAGACGACGCTTCGCGGCATCAAGGTGCGCGGGTCCTACGACACTTTGCCGGAAGCTCAGGCCAGGGCGAAGCTGTTGCAAAAGAACGACCCCAATTTTCACGTGTATGTGGGACAGGTGGGCAGCTGGTGCCCTTGGGCTCCGAATCCCGAGGAGATCGAGGACTCGGAGTACGCTGAGACGCAGCTCAACACGATGATGAAGCAATACAAGGAAAATCGCGAGAAGAAGGACGAGCACTACCAATTCAGGAAGGATGAGATGATTAAGCAAGTCAAGATGAATGCACCAGACATACAGGAGGAGGTGGATCCTTGGCTCAAGAAGATGGAGTTGGAGCCAGCGGGAACTAGCAGTAGCAGTAACGCTTAGTTCCAACCAAACTTTATGCACCATAAAGTAAATGAAAACGATCGTTATATTTTTTCTGTTTGTAGGCATGTTTCTCATCATGCAAGGCGTGTTTGAGGAAAAGATCAAAGCCGTGGAACAAAATAAAAAAGTCGAGGTGAAATTCATCCCTCGAACCTATTACGAGGAGCAGACGCTCCAGCAAGACGTGATGGGCAAAGTTTCGCCCATGTTTGACAAAACCGCGCCGTGGTTTGATCGCGCCGTGGGAGAAGCTATCCTCGATCCGAGAACCGAAGACCCGTATAAACAAGCCTAAACATAAGATGGCAAACTGATGTATTTTATGTGGTATTATGGTATGGTGCAGTATTATTCAGTAAGTTTGGGAGATTTTTCGACGGTTGCGGTCGTCCGCGGCGAAACGGATGAAGACACCATCGTCTTGCACGGATTGAGTCATCACGAGTTTTGCAACCGTTCAAAAGATATGCAACACGGTTCCGTGAAGCTTTTAAAATTATCCATTGAATTTGCCAAGTAGCCGTCATGCACGCGCCTAAAACTACAAGATACCAGTGGCCAGTGGCCAGTGGCTACCACGACCGCCATTACTCTATGGAATGACATGGTACCAAAAACATTTACAAGATGAGGCGGTTCTAAAACCTGCAAGTCAACAAAATCAAGAAACCGCTGAATCTCAAAGCACAGTGGGGTGGTCGAGCATGGGCCCTGGACGCCCATCTTTTGAACGTGATCTGAAGCTCACCTCTCGGCCAAACTTTTTTCTTCTAACACAGAAATGCCACCTAAGTCCGCTCTGCCTACCATCAACTACTCTCAATCTCACGAAATGATGGGTCTCACCCTCTCCGCCCCCGCCGCCCTCGCGTTTATCGCTTACATCATCCTAGGCCTCGTGATCGTGCTGCCCTTCGATATCCCCATGACCGATCAGCAGACCGGCGAGGAGGTCGTGATCAAGTACGACTTTGTCCAGCGCATCATCCTCCTCCTGCTCATGGCCATCCCCATCGCCCTCTCGGTCTACTCCATCAACTGCATGATGGTCGGAAAGTGTGTCCTATGGTCCTACGTGGTCAGCCTGGTGACCATCTTGTGGATCATCATGTTCGTCGTCGCTGCCATGGCCTACACCTTCAAGAAGTAGATCTGACCGCAACTTGAAAAAAATATTAATATTCCTTTTTATGAGACCATGCAACTTATTTTGAATGAAGTCCGACAACATCTGAGATCGGAGGTTTGTAAATGCTACACGCAAGAGGATGTGGACCGAGATGTCGCCACCCTCTCGATCGCCTTGAACCTCCGACCCGACGGAGCTCTCCAACCACCGCGCAATCCGATCCGGGCCGCTCACCGACTCGCCGTTCTACGTTTGTTGGATGGTGACGTGATCAAGTGCATCCAAAGCGAGCTCGCCAAGAGCTTCGACCCCAAAGACGTGCCTCCCGACTGGTTCATACGCCTCTTTCTCCCTCTCGACGAAAGCGAGGCTCTATCGTGGATCCCCTTCGAATGGCAAAAAACACGTCCGTTCGCGGACTCGGATGAGCTTCGACAATACATCCAGTCAAAAAAAGGGAGATTGGATGTGAACGAAATGATGGCCCGATTCGGACCTTAGATCGGTACCAAAGCATTGAACTCTCGAAGCAATCTTTTACGACACAAAGCGTATTGAGGATTATTGATCGACTGGAACCATTGTCGCCATATCCGCTTTGCCATTATATATTTGCGTATAATCTCTTCATCTTCTTCGAATTGGGGATTATATTTTGTATTATAAATTAATTTGATATAAATAGGTCTTAAATCCCATGGTAGTTCTAAATTTTGTAGAATCACATTAATATCCATACGCTCTGTTATATTATACCAATTCCATGGTTTGTCCATATTATTTTTGATAATGTCAAGTGTAATATTCGAATTATTACTAAGCGAATCCCAAGACCATGGTTTATCCAGATGACTCTGAATAAAATCCCAGGTAACTTTATCCAAAGTAATATTTGTATTTCGACTCATCTCACTAAAATCCCAAGGCAATTGGGGATTTTCCTGAACCATATCCCAAGTAATGATAGAATTTCCACTCAATTTCGACCAACTCCAAGGCTTGTCTAGAGTGTCTTTCACTAATTGAAACGAAATATTAGGCATTCTACTCAGAGTTTGGTAATTCCAATTTTTATGCGGATGATTTCTAATGAATTCCCATGGTATATTACGATTTCCGCTAAGCGCATCCCAATTCCATGGCTTATCTAAATTTGCTAGGATAATATGGAATGGCAATTCTCTATAACCGGATAAAAGTTCAAAATTTAGTTTATTTGATTGATCGAGAATAACGAATTTATCATGTAAATATTTTTCTTTATAACGATCCATAAATTGTTGCATTTTAGCGGTGGTAGAGGGGTCTATAAGTAGAATTAATCTATTGTTTATATGTACGCTTCGAGTTTTATTATTCCGTCTTCCTTCTTATAAATCGTATCTATTTCTAAATGGATTCCAATTTTCAATCGTATGATTATCAAACGCCTTTGTTCTCGCTTGCGAGCCCAGACAAGAAACCGGCCAGAGTGGTCGGAGTGCACGATGGTGACACCCTCGCCTGCATCATAAAGGTGGGAGATCTTTACTCTCGATTCATGGTGAGACTAAAAGGGATCGACACGCCCGAAATGACCAGTCACGATACCGTCATCAAAGAAAGAGCCATCGGGGTGCGAAACTACGTGATCTTTTCGATCACGGGACACCCTCTCTGCAAAGCCAAGGGAACTAGAATAGAAATATGCAAATTTCTATGCGAAAAAGTATACATGGTCGATCTCGTTTGTTCCGACATGGATAAGTATGGTCGCTTGTTGGCAGACGTTTTCGTGAATGGCATGTCCACGTCGATCAATGCCGACTTGATAGAAAAAGGATTCGCGAACGCCTATGATGGCGGCCATAAACTAGGTTTCGTGTCATAGCCCAGCTTTCAATAACGCGGCTTCAAAGCTTGCATTCATTTTTTGTAAGCACGCATTTTCTTGTTTGGTGCATCCATCCGTTTTAGAAGCTGCATACGCGGCTTTCATGACACGACGCGTGTGTATGTACAGGTAATAGACATGCGATTCGAATTCGAGAACGGCGATCATGTGTGGATTGTTGTTTTCATGTTCATCGTAAATCATGAAAAAATCGGTCAAGGTGTGCAGCCGCTCCAATTTCAAAGACTTCCATAGATAATCGGTGAAAGCGACGGATTGATAGTTGACTCCTTTGTATTCGCCAAAGAAACGTTTTGCGCCACCAGTGGTTGGTGTAGGTTTCAACTTTTTGGGAGTCATGGCTTCTTTGCACAATTTGTGAATGAGATGTTGATCATTTTGCGTGTGCACGTTCATGATGGTGGTGGAAGTCTTGAAACATTCTTGATGTTGAAAAACGCGAAACGTCTTGAGTTGTGACTCTATGAACGAGAAATTGCAATACGAGTCATGATCCGCATGGATCAGGTTTGGATTCACGGGATCATGCTCATATCGAGTCCGGTGTGTGCTTACTTTTGTGTGCACCATCGACGCCAACTTGGAGAGGCCAAAAGTCAAGTGATCTCCTTGGTGGGCTGTCGCATTCGGGCTCTTCTTCAAAATGGAATGATTATAAAGAAGGACGGGTTCGCTTTGAACCTTATAGGCGCTCAATAGAAACATGACGCCCGATTTCGAATACACGTAATAGAAGGCTTCTCGATGTAGCGCGCTTTCGTTCTTTCGAACAAAGTATTCGGTGTGATTCAGATTGAGAATGGCAGCTTCTTGGCTCATCCAGGTGCCCCCTCGAGCTATCCAAATGAATTTGATAGAAGATGTGAGCAATCGATCGTAGAATTCCGACATATTCTTCAACACGTTCGTATGATTCATTCTACATGTATGACTACTATATTTCTAGAGATTTGAAGTTTTGCGGAGGCTCGATCGTGCTCAAGCGCCAAGGTCCAACCTCTGCTTTGTTCGTGATGGGGTCCGGTCTAACTTGCGTGTTGGCATTTTTATGTGTCTGCCACACGGCGTAATCTCTTCCGAGCTCCATGGTGGTGGGCTCCTTCACATCTTTTTCTTGAACTTTTTCTTCAAATCGCCGACTCGTCTTCAAGATGCTCACAAAAGATTCTAATTCCATCAAATCATGTGTAACTCGGTCGGACTTCGGGTGGAACTCGGGCGTGGTCTCGACGATCGTCGCCACGATCTCACTTTTGAAGGTCTTATCGGAAAGGGGGCGAAACTCCTTCAATAGATCAAACCCTCTATCCAACAGATACACTTTATGATTCAAGTCATTTTGAAACAACTTCTTGCCACGGTCTTTGAGCGTCCCTTTGGCGAGTCCTATATCTTGTACCGATTCGAACCTCGAAAATGTGGGGTCAAATCCGGCAACGTCTGGGAAATTGTCATCGAGATACGATCGATAGGCTTTTGAGCTGGCTACGTGACGTAGATCTCCCCACGTGATCTTGAGTGTATCGAAGATCTTCTCGACATCATAGATGGATAACACGTTCTTACTGATGGACAGTCCACGATCTAGCGTGCGAATCTCCAGATCGGATTGGTCGATTCTGAACGTGTGCGAAATCAAGGCATACTTGTCGTCAATATAGGCCATGATCACGGCACTCAAATGCTCGTTCGTAAAGAGATACCCGTCATACCAGTCGTATTCAATGAAGTTCAATTCATATTTTTTACCAATGTCGATCGATTCCGTGTCCACGTCCGTATTAGTGTAATGCGCGGTGCAATAGCCGGAGAATGACGGGATCGTTTGTACTTGAAAATATGGATCTTCGCCCGCATCTTGGATATAAGCTTCGATTCTGGACCCCACATATTTGAGAAACTCCTGGCGGAACCAATCCAATGGATCAAAGTCCACTGGGATCCCCTCGACCCTCCAAAGATAGTCGCATATGGGGGCGAGCGTGACCGGTTTGAACTTTTTATAGCGGAGATCGCTCGCCAATCGATCGAGCGTCGTTTCGTGGCAATTGAAGAACACGTGATCGTCGACCAACTCTTTGCCGTACGCTTTTTGAATCTCATCGCGATAGGCCGCACGCGTCCGCGATTGGACGATACGAATCACGTTTGTGTCGAAATGTGCGATGATGTGCATGGTGTCGCTTGGTTGGTTAGGATATGATCCTAGCGTGTCTCTATGTGTCGGATGCGCGCGGGGAAACCACTACATAAGGAGGCTCGCCTGTGTTGAGATTATAATGAAAAAAACCTTAGACATTCATCACACTCAAAAATTAAATGAGTTGAAAAAAGTCAGAGAAGAGATCGCCAAGCTCCAAGACGAATTGAACCTCGTGACGAAGCATATCGCCGAGTTCGTCAAGCAAGGCGCGAGCGAGGCCGAGTTTAGAGATCATATCGCCAACATCGATCGGCGTATCGAATTAGAGGCCAAGATCAAAAAATTGTCACCCTCCAGCGATGAGACGTCCTACCTAGTCAAGACCTCGGACATCTTGTTTAAATATTACAATCTCGTCGAAAAAGGCGGTGCATCACAAGGCCCTCCGCCCCCGCCGACGCCCGCCAAGAGCGATTCGATTCTTAGGTTTTTCACAAAGCAACAGACGCAGCCTCCGCCAGAGGCCGAGAAGCCCGAAGTGGTGGATCGCGGGTCGTTGCTAGAGACGTACATGAGCTTGACCAACGAGGAGTACGTGCGCACGATGGAACAGGACACGCCACTGTGCAAATTTTGCAAGTCGACCGACATCGTCACCATGACGAACGACGGATACACCTTTTGCTCCCACTGCCACACGATGGAACAACTCATCGTGGATCACGACAAGCCCAGCTACAAAGATCCACCCAAAGAAATCACTTATTTTTCGTACAAACGGATCAATCACCTGAACGAGTGGTTGAATCAAATTCAAGGGAAAGAGACCACCGAAATCCCCGAGGAGATCTACGACAAGATCCTATTAGAAATCAAGAAACAGAGAATCACCAATATGGCGGATCTCACGACCAACAAGGTCAAGCGGATCTTGAAACAACTCAAAGTGCACAAGTATTACGAGCATATTCCGCACATCATCAACCGGCTCAACGGAAGACCCATGCCGAATTTCACGCCGGAACTCGAAGAGAAGCTGAGAATGCTCTTCAAACACATCCAGGCGCCCTTTCTCAAATTCTCGCCGAACCGCAAAAACTTCTTGTCCTACTCCTATTGCATCCACAAGTCATTACAACTTTTGGAAAAAGATGAGTTTTTACCTTACTTTCCCCTCCTCAAGAGTCGCGACAAGCTCGTCACACAGGACGTTATATGGTCGAAAATCTGCGAAGAAGTGGGTTGGCAGTTCATCCCGAGCATCTAGAGTTGCCATATAAAAAATCGATTTAGCTCATCCGGCACCAGGCATTCAAACATCCAACCT